TTTAGTGTATAATCATATGCTTGACCTGTTAAATATATCTAAACAATATCAAAAGATTCAAAATGGTGAAAAGATTAAATTTATATATCTTCGTGAACCAAATATCTTTAAGACTGATATTATTTCTTTTGCAAGTAAAATGCCAAACGAATTTCGTGTAGAAGAATTTATTGATTACGAAACTCAATTTCAAAAGTCCTTTGTTGACCCATTACAAATCATTTTAAATTGTATTAATTGGAGAGCTGAAAAATCTAATTCGTTGGAGAGTTTCTTTGGTTGATATTCGTATTATTAAAACAGGCATTAATGTTTCTAAAATTAAAGCTCAACTAGAACAATATGCTGATGATTGGGGTAATCAGAAACAAATGGAAGGTGCTCAGCAAATTGATCCTGATTTTCATAAGATTGAAGCTGGAGTATTACAGTTGGTAGTTGGAGCTATTTCAAAACCTGGTGAAATGGCTTACAATACAGAACTTAATATTAAAGTGCCTGCATATGATAGACATACCGAGATTGTGAAGTTTATGAAAAGGCATTTTCATGCTCACTCTCGTTGTGGTTTTTTATCTCTTCCTGTTGGAGATATTGTAGGCACACATACTGACCAAGGCACATATTACTTAACAAAAGATAGATACCATCTTTCCATACAAGGCCGATATAAGTACCATTGTGGTGATGATGAAGTAATTGTGGAACCAGGCACACTTTTTTGGTTTGATAATAAAAAACCACATGGAGCTGAAAACATTGGCGATGAATTAAGAATTACTTTTGTATTTGATGTGCCTCACCATAAGAGTAATCCATAACGGTAAATATGAATAAAACACTTGACATACACACGATATAACTGTATAATACGATATAAACAATTGAGGAGTTTACATGAGCATTTTAGATAAATTAAAAAAGAATTCAACAATTAAAGAAAGCTCAATTCTTTCTAAATCAAAATTCTTTAACGAAAAAGATATGATTACTACCGAAGTGCCAATGATTAATGTGGCATTATCAGGTAGATTAGATGGCGGGTTAACACCAGGCCTCACAATGTGGGCAGGCCCATCAAAACACTTTAAAACCGCATTTAGTTTGCTCATGGCAAAATCTTACATGGACAAATATAAAGATGCCGTTTTATTATTCTATGATTCAGAATTTGGAACTCCAATTAAATATTTTGAAACATTTGAAATTGATATGGACAGAGTATTACACACACCACTCACAAATATTGAAGAACTCAAGTTTGATATCATGCAACAGCTTCAAGATGTTCAGCGAGGCGATAAACTTATTGTTATCCTTGATTCAATCGGTAACTTGGCATCCAAAAAAGAAGTTGAAGATGCTCTTGATGGCAAATCAGTAGCTGATATGTCACGAGCAAAACAAGTTAAGTCCTTATTCCGTATGGTCACACCACACTTAAACCTTAAAGATATTCCAATGGTTGTAGTTAACCATACTTACAAAGAAATCGGTATGTTCCCTAAAGATATCGTTGGTGGTGGAACAGGTTCTTATTATTCTGCTGATAACATTTACATCATTGGTCGTCAACAAGAAAAAGATGGCACCGAAATTGTTGGTTATAACTTTATTATCAATGTTGAAAAATCAAGATACACTAAAGAAAAAGCAAAGATACCAATTGCCGTTTCTTTTGATGGTGGTATTCAGAAATATTCTGGCCTTGTTGATATTGCAATTGAAGGCAACTTTATTTCTAAACCAAGTCCTGGTTGGTATGCAAAGATTGACCGTAAGACTGGTGAAATTGGTGACCGTGTTCGTTTTGATGCTACACAGACTGACGAATTCTGGAAAGACTTACTTAATGACAACGACTTTAAAGAGTATGTGAAGAAAAAATATGAAATTGCCTATAGCAACATTATGGGAGAGGATAACATATCTCCTACCATGGAATCAACCGAAGATGAAGAAGTATAAAGAAGGCGTTGATTACCAATTCGTAGATTTCAACGATTCTGATTTGACGGGTATTGGACTTCTTATAGAAGAATACAAAGGAGTCCTTTACCATTATCACAAAGCTAGAGTTGTTGAAGAAGGTGAAATTGCCAGATTGCAATTCGGTTATACCATTGTAAATCCAGGTGAATACGACATTGACACCTTGACAAATGATGAAAAATTGCATACCATTATGGGTGACATCTTATCAGAAATATTATTGAAGAAACAAACACACGATGAACAGACTAGAACAGACGATACTCAAGAACCTGATTTATAATGAAGAATATACACGAAAAGTTTTACCATTTGTTCGTGCAGAATATTTTTCAGATAATAGTGAACGCTTAGTATTTCGTGAAGTATTTGAATTCATTCACAAATATAAAAATCCACCAACACACGAAGCCCTTGTAATTAATTTCACAGAAAAGAAATCACTTACCGAAGGCGAAGTATCTAGTGCAATTGACCTTCTCAAAGAAATCAATCAAGGTAAAAATGAACCAACCGAAATACAATGGCTCATTGAACAAACAGAAAAGTTTTGCCAAGATAAAGCCATCTATAATGCTATTATGGAATCTGTTGGCATTCTTGATGATAAAACTGCCAAGAAATCAAAAGGTGAAATTCCTAAATTATTAAGTGATGCTCTTGGTGTAACATTTAATAATAATGTTGGTCACGATTATATCAACGATTCAGATGCTCGTTACGATTCTTATCATGCAGTAGAATCTCGTGTTCGCTTTGACCTAGATTTATTCAATAAGATTACCAAAGGCGGTCTACCAGTTAAAACATTAAATATTGTTTTGGCAGGAACTGGTGTTGGTAAATCTCTCTTTATGTGTCATATGTCAGCCGCAGCTCTTGCACAAGGCCTCAATGTATTGTATATCACTATGGAAATGGCTGAAGAAAAGATTGCAGAGCGTATTGATGCTAATTTGCTAAATATTAATCTGAATGAACTTCATACAATATCTAAAGAAGATTATAATCGTAAGTTTGATTCCGTGAGAGCTAAAACAGAGGGTAAACTTATCATCAAAGAATATCCAACGGCAGCTGCCTCTGTGTTACATTTCAGAGCTCTTATCAATGAACTTCAACTTAAAAAAGGTTTTGTGCCTCAAATTATTTTCGTTGATTACCTCAACATATGTACCTCAGCACGAGTTAAACCTGGTGCTAATGTGAATACTTATTCCTATATCAAGTCTATCGCTGAAGAACTTCGCGGTCTTGCTGTAGAGAATAATGTGCCAATTGTGTCCGCAACGCAAACGACAAGGTCAGGTTTTACAAACTCCGATCCTGGCCTTGAGGACACCTCTGAATCTTTTGGTCTACCAGCAACCGCTGACTTTATGTTTGCTTTGGTGACCAATGAAGAACTTGAAGGTCTAAATCAAATCCTTGTTAAACAATTAAAGAATCGTTATTCTGACCCAAGTTATTATAAGCGATTTGTAATTGGTGTTGACCGCTCAAAGATGAGGTTGTATGATGCTGAAGTAACAGCACAAAACAGCCTTGCTGATTCTGGCCAAGTAGATGATAAACCATTAAATAGTTTTGGTAATCGTGAACGAAGTTATAATAAAAAATTTGAAGGGTTCAAAGTTTGAAATTAACTAAAGAACAAGGCCTTCATTGTGCTAATGTTTTCTCTAATTATTTTGATAGATTTCAAAGAATTGACGACTACATTCGTGACCAGAAATTAAACTCATTATCAGATAGACCATTCGTTTTACCTGGTATGGGACCTGAAGAAGATTTATTTTCAGATTTCACTATCCATCCAAATGATATGGAATTTGAGCTAGTAGAATTACCTCAAGACAATTGGGACATCTACCTTAATATGATTTCATCTCATTCTAATATGACCAGTATTCCCGGCCGATGTTTGCGTTTGGCTGTATTAGAAAAGAATACCGGTAAATGGGTTGGTTTTATTCGCCTAGGTTCTCCAGTTATTAATATGAAACCTCGTAATGAAATGCTTGGCGGTGTTTTTTCACAAACTCCTTCATCCGCCAAGTCTTTCAACCAAACCTCAATGATGGGGTTTGTGATAGTGCCAGCACAACCATTTGGATTTAATTATCTTGGTGGTAAGTTGCTGGCCGCTATCTGTTGTTCTCATTGGGTTCGTGAAAAGTTAAATGCCAAATATGATATGAATACTTGTTTGTTTGAAACGACAAGTTTATATGGCTCATCTAAATCATCATCACAGTATGATGGTATGAAACCATATTTAAGATTCAAAGGGTTAACAGATTCAGAATTTCTGCCAATGATGCACGGTAAACCATATGAAGACCTCAAAAATTATGTTGAGGGTATTCTTGGTGAAATTGTACCGGCAGATGCCTCTTCCCGTAAACTCAAAATATCAAACAAAATTATATCACTCACTAAACAAGCTCTCAAAGGTGAACCTGAATATGAGAAGTTTATGGCGACCATTGCTAATGCCTTAAATCTTACAGAAAAGAAAAGGTATTATACCTCAAACTATGGGTTCTCCAATTTTACAGATGTTGTTATGGGTAGAACTGACAAACTCATTCCCGATAAAGAAAACTATGATAAACACCATCTGGAAACGATTATAGACTGGTGGAAACGCAAGGCAACTACAAGGTTTGAATCATTACAAGCAGAGAATAGATTAAGAACGGAGATTGAAGTCTGGACCTCCGGCAAAGAACTTGACATTATTCGGTAATTGTGTTAGCATAAATACTCTAATAATTAAATGGAGTGTTAGATGGCTGGTAATGCAATTGAAACCAAAAAACAGGAAAATGGATCAAAAGTCTATTTTGAACTATACATAGAAAACGGTGTAAAAGATTTCGCCACTCTAGCAAAGGCTGTTAAAAAGGTTTATCCAAATGTGAATAATGAATGGATGGAATCTTATCAAAAACAAGCTGAAGCCTTAAAAGAGTTTCTTGGTAGAAATAAAGGTTATGAATATTCTCGTGATGAAAAAGAAGGGTTTATGGTCTTTATTGAAACAATTGCAAAAAAGAAATGCGGAGTATCTATCAAAGACCGCTGGGATCCTGCTGACATATACATGGTTCGTAGTAAAAAGAAAAAAGCCATCATGGCTAGAATAACAGAATTAACTGAAGGTTCAAACGCAGATACGAATCTATTAGCATTAAATGACTATATGAGAGGTCTTCTTGCTGAATTTGACCTATTACCAGTATCATTAAAAGCTATTAAGAAAAGCACTAAAACTGCTAGAGTAGAACCTGCAAATGCTGGCGGTAAAGGTAAAACAGTTAAGTTTAAACTTGTTCCGGGTTCTTGTAGATGTCTATTAGATTTTGGACACAAAAACGATTATGAATTTGATACTGGTGAATTTGCTTTTGACTTTCAAGCTGGTGATGAAGAAATTCATGGACAAGCTCGTAACTTCCAATATTCGGTTGCTCGTAATTTGGTGCAAACTGATTTGACACCAAAAGGCCGCTCAGGTGGCGCTAAACTTGGTAAAGTATCATCTGAAGCTTTAGATTCTTTTTTATCTAAGCTTAGATTAGATAGACCAGCATCAGCATCAAAAGATCCAAATATTGATGCTCCCGGTGAATGGACTCAAAAGAATATTGATTACTGGATTAAATTTATTAAGGCTTTATCAAAGAAAAAGATTGCTGGAAAACCTATAGATTTAGGTAAATTAAAAGTTATGATGAAGAATAAAGAAACAGAAGGCGCTGAAGAAGTAATTAAGAACGCTATTATTTCAGAAGGCAAAACTAGAAGTTCAGCTGGTAGATTTTCATCCAAACTTATTGGTTTAAGATGGGCAGATACTTGGGTTAAAATTGAAGAAGCTGGTAAATTAGATGAATGGTTAAAAACATTATACTATGGTGCCAAAAAAGAATTTGGCGGAAAAAACGGTCCATTTTTAAAGATATATTAAAATGAAATTCACAGAATACCTAGAAGAATCAAAAGAAAACAAAAATGTCCATCTTGAGCATATTGAAGATGAGGTATTAAATCGTGGTGTAGCCGGCACACGAGATGCTATTAACTTTCTCCAAGCATTACGAGATATGTTGGCGGGTCATGCTGAATCAAAAGTCAATGTCACAACAAAATGGGACGGCGCACCTGCGGTATTTTGTGGTATTAATCCAGAGAATGGTAAATTCTTTGTAGGAACTAAAGGTGTTTTTGCGAAGAATGCTAAATTAAATTATACTGATAAAGATGTTGACAACAATCACCCAGCTGAAGGTCTTAATAAGAAACTTAAAGTTGCATTAAGATATTTACCAAAACTTGGTATCAAAGGTGTTTTA